AGCGATGCCGATGGACGCCAGCGTGAGCTGGGCAGCAGTAGAAACCGTCACCTGATACTGGCCATCCTCAGCGCCTGATCCGATCACCTCGATGATCGAGTTCTCTACGAATCTGGCAAGCCTCGAGCCAGTGTCAGTGATCTTGTCAGGCGAGACAAAGGCTATGGTGGTGTCCGCGAACTGATCGACATGCCGGCTATAGGGATCATTGCCAAAGCGAAGCCCCCTGAAGCGGCTTTGCCGCATATTTCGCAGCGTCGGTGCTGGTGAGTCATTTACACCGGGCTTGCGGGATTGCGTCATATCAGCCTCCCAGGGCCGTCTTGGCCGGCATCTCCTGCCAGTTGCTAAAGCCTGCTCGGCTGTAGTCAGTCGGTGGTCGGTTGCCGCTCTTGTAGATCTTCTGCTGAGTAGCACCGATCGCCGGCCCTATTGCATAGCCGCCGTATTTTTTAATCTTTTTGGTCAAAGATCCCATGTCACCTCCTCACGTTTCCACCGCCCAGCGGCGTCCTCAAAGTACCAGGGCCGCCTCGGGGCTGCGATACCGCTGGCTTCCTCACGCCACCGGCCGAGCCGCCGGTATCTGCTGGCATCCCGGTGAACTGCGTTGAGCCCTTGAAATACGGACTCGAGGCGCCCGTGTAGCCGGCCCCGGTCTTTTTCATCGTGAGTTTTTGCATGATTGAGGCCATAGCGTAATCCCTTATGCGGCTTCGTGTTTGATCCTGATGTCGTAGAGCTGTCGCAGGCGCTCCTGCGCCGGCACATCATGGTTGTACTTGGTGCGCTCCTCGCGCATGTACTTCTCGAGCTCAGCGATCTCGTCATTCATAGTGGTCGCATGATCGGTGCCCGGTGAGTTGAGCTCCATGATCGGATTCAGCTTGCGAGCCACATCGGCCAAACCTTTCAGCACCGCCGGGTCATTCATAAAGGCCCTGCCGTCCTGATAGCGACCGTTCAGGAGCTGATCTGCTGACTCCTGCCCAAAGGTGGTGGCGATCAGACCATTGACCAGATTGATGTTTGCGCGGAAATCCGAGCCCCATGCCTCGCGCAGCGTATCCGTGGACTCCTCGGACTGCTGGGTGTCGAGGTCGGCCTGCCCTGCCTGCTGGGCTTCTGCGAAATCGTTGTACCACTCGATGACGGCGTGGCCGATGGCAGGTGGAGCGTTTTGGGCGTGTATCGCCCCCATGAAATTCTCGAAAATTTCCTTGTCATCTTCACCGATCACCAGTCCCTCTGGCAGATTTTCCATGTAGCCCTTGGGCTCTGCCGGTATGCCGTTGGCTTCGCGGTAGGCGCTGAGATCCTCATCGCTCGGATCGTCGCCCAGCGGTTTCTGCATGTTGCTGGTCGAGATGGTCTGGCGCTGCTCGCGGAAAGCATTACCGAGATCTGCCGGCGAGTTGTACCGCTGCAAGGTTGACAGGAACTTGCCGTCATCGCCTGCGATCGGCGCCCGCCAGTCGGCATCTCGAGTGGTAAAAAAGTGGTTTGCAAAATCTTGCGAGGTTTCAAAACCATTCAGCGCGTGGGCATCCTCGTCTGAGAGCGCCTCGCCGTCTGAACCCACAATTCCGTGCGCCCAGTGATCCTCACCGGGTCTGATAAATGTAATCGGTTCGTCAGCCATTATCCTTGTTCCTCGTTGCGGATCATTCTCACCGCTATTTTGTCGGGATCAATCCGTGTCGGGGCCGCCTTCAGCATCCATACCAAAGTGGTGCCGGCGTGTCGCCGGCCTTCTGCAAAGGCTGTCAGATAGGCATCTGTCGGCCTGAAACTCAAATCGTGGGTGCCGAATGCGCGGATCAGATACTCCATGGCCAGCCTCTGCTGGCGCGGATTCGCAGCACCATCCCAAAGCGCACGGAGCGCCGAAACCTCGGCCTCGGTGTAGTCTGGCCGCTCCACGGGATTCTCGTGAGGCAGGCACTCAGCAACGGATGCGCGGATCTCGGTCATGCGCGAACGTCACCTGCTGCATTCCTGAAAACGGTGCTCTCGACGCTCGATGTAACAGTCTCCTGACTGGCAGATAACTTCTCAGAGAGGCTCGGCGCATTGTCAGCGCCAAAGCTGAGCTCATAGATATCATAAAGCAGGCCTTCTCCGACCGACCGGCTAAGTTGCCGAGCGCCCACAATCTGGGCCTTGACTACTTCCTCACCCATCACAGGCTCTTTACCCTCAACGCCTGCAACGGCTTCCACCGCCTCGACCGCTGCCACTGCCTCGACCGCCGCAACGCCTGCCACGGCCTCGATGCCGTTCTCTGGATCTGCCTCAACGGCCTCGACCGCCTCGACCGCCGCAACGCCTGCCACGGCCTCGCGAGCCTCAACGGCTTCCACCGCTCTGACACCGGGCTCGAGGACTATTGCCTGTTTCCTTACTGCCAAAAACATTTTTCTCTCCTATGCTGCGATTGCTTGCTCTGCTTGGGCTGCATCTCTGGCCGCCTGAGCACCGCCCTTGGCGAGCTCGACAGCCTCCTCGGCCTGTGCAGCTTCGGCATTCGAGGCGAGTATAGCTTTTATTTGATCTTCTGAGCGCAGGTGTCTGGCTTCGACTCCGATGCCCTCGAGTGCCGCTTTCAATGCGCTGCCTGTGTCCATGCGGGCGCCGGCAGCCGGATCCAGGGCCATGGCCCGCTCGATCAGATCGGCTGACTCGTAGAACGTGGCGGCCTCTTTGCGCTCGATGGCATCGTGCAGTGGCGAGATAAACTTGAAGTGAACCTCCTCGCCCTGCAGCTCGCGTGGCATGTCCTGCAGCGAGCCGAAAGCGCCAGCGCGTAAAAGGCCGTCGAAGGTATCTTCACAAATTTGGCCGTTGTACTCGTGTTCCATCGGCTCGAATAGTGGTAGGGCTGCCCTGACGTACTCCTCCACGCGCTGACCTGTTTCAAACGCTGTCATGTCGCCCTCTGGCGGCGGTAGCGTGAGCTTGTTGATGTAGAAGGCTTCAGCCAGCATGGCCATCTGGTGATCTCGCACCTCATAGCCGCGTGGCAGGCCGGCACGATCCTGAGTCAGCGGTCGCAAAACCTCGCCTCTGCGCTCATCGTAGTCGTGATCGGCCCATGTAATGCCGCCGGAAAAGAGCTGTACATCGCCCCGAACTGCTTCGGTGGTGGCGATCATCGGCGGCCTGACAGACATCTCGCCGGCCTCGAGGAGGGTTAGGCTCATGGCCTGCAAGAGCCGCGCATCCGGCAAGCCCGCAACAGCCGCTGGGGAATATGCGTACTGAGAGCCTGACACGGTCTGCCAGCGCGGCAGGGTGAACCCGTGCGAAAACACGGGGTATTCGTTCATAATGTGCATATTCTGCACATCCAGATAGACGTTCATCCAAGGGTAGCCTGCGCCCTGATTGGTCTGGCCTGTGTAGATGTCGGTGCTGACAATCAGCCTCATGCAATCGACTTTCCTGAGATTGTCAGTGGTGCGAATTTTCTCGATCTCGTGGTGCAGCTTGATGCCTTTCTGCTCTTTGAGCTGCTTGACGGTCGGCTTCCACTTCACATAGATCTCACCGATGGCACCGTCAGCCTTTTCTGACCATGCCACATCTCTGAGATGCCATGTGCGGTACAGCAGGTGGGGCTTTGCCGTGTCGTAGTTGATCTCGCGTGAGATGCAGCACTGGCCGGTGAGGGCAAAATCTGCATCGCCCTCCATGGTGGCCCTGATGAACTGCGCCTTGCGATCGTACATGGCCTTTCGCTGCACCTTGGAGGCCCACTGCAGCCACTTTTTCGACTGCGCGCCGATCGCCATATCTGCGTCGACGCTGATCTCGAACCAGTCCTTGGCGCGAGGTCTGAGCATTGCGGCAAAGGCGTTGGACAGATCGCGATGCACGATGATCGGATAGCTCGAATACAGATGCTCGGCAAACTCCTCACCGATATAGCGGTTGATCGTGAAGTCAGCTCGTTGCGGGTAAAAGTTCTCAGCCAGTTCCTGCCAGAGCGTAGTAATGGACTTGCGCTCTGCGTACAGCAAGGATCCGCGCTGGATGAGTTTTTGTGGCTTCATCCGAGCTTGTCGCGTTCGGTGAGTACGGTACTTGCTCTGGAGCCTGCTCGCATGGCGGCCTTGCGGCGCTCGTTGCGCTTTATGGCCTCGTCATCTGGGAGCGGTGCATCAGAGTAGATTTTATCGAGGTGGGCCTGCTGTTTTGCTTCGGCTTCCTGCCGTCGCTCGGTGTTGGTTTTGTAGCCCTTGCCTATGCCGAGGTTGAATAATCGCTTTCCGGTATTTTTCAGTCCACCCATTACCGATTTCTCCTGTGGCTCATGTGAGCCCTCCGTGGCCCCATGTTCACCTGCGGGTACTTCTTTTTCGCCGCAAGAGTACCAACTCGCTGGTCAGCCCGCCACTCAGTCGCCATTGTCATGGCTTTATCGCCAGCAGACCAGCACATCACAACCGCATCGCCGCGATCTGGAGAGCGCCCCAGCTCTTTGACTACGTCCTTTTTCGGCGTCACCTTGATGCCTCGAGGAGTGAGCTCCCAGTGAGTGGCAGTAAGGTCTGAGACTAAAAACTGATCGTCAGGCAGCGCAATCGGTGAGCCGCCATCCTGTCCAGGATCCAGTGCCTCACGAAAGCGCCAGATGACCTCAGAGCGTTTATTGAAGAATTTCAGCTTTTTCTCGACGGTGCGCCGGATCGACTCATCCATGCCGAGATGGCCGACGCAGGTGCAGCCGTTCTCGACCAGATGGCCATAGGCTTGTGCGCCGGTAGTTTCGCCAACATCGAGCACCACGGTCGAGTCATGCCGGCGGTGCTTGATGACCTTGGCGGCCAGATCGGTGCCGTGCGGGGTTTCCTTGCCCGGTGCGGTAATCAGGCGGGCGAACCAGCCATCGTGCCGGATCGAGATGCAGCTCTCATCCTTGCCCCGCGCCCCATCCACGCCCATGGCGCATTGCGGGATCTGGAAAGGCGCCTCCTCAGTCCAGCGGTTCTGCGCTAAGCGAATCCACTCGGTCGGAATTACTTGGTCAGCGTCATCCTGCCGAGCGGCCATGAAATTACCGTCACGTATCGCGCTTCTGAGAGGTTCTGGCAATGCGTCAAGCTGGGCGGCATACCCGGTATCTCGATAAAACGGATTGTCGTCGAGCGTCCCAGGAATGAAGGTGCGCGACATCGGGATAAGGTATTTTTCGGAGCCGTCATCGTGATATCTCCCGCTTGGGATCTTTGCATCCGGGCCTGACACCCAGAAGTCCTGCCCATCGTCATCCGATACGCACCATCTGAGCTCACCGGGCTTTGCCGGGTTCGGATAGCGCGAATCGAGCCATGGCGCGAACATTTTGATAATCCAGTCACCCGCGCTCGAGGTCGGCGGGTTTGAGGCGAATATGGTGCGGCAGCGTTGCTTTGGATCCTCAGACCTGACCCAGCCCATCAAAAAGCGCACCTGATCCTCGCGGTTTTGCACCACCTCGTCGATGGCCAGTAAATCGTGCGCTTGGCCTTGCCAGTGCTCGTGATCGGTCGATTTTGCTAAGCCCCCGAAATCGAGCAGTTTGCCATTCACCGTTTTCAGCCGCGGCGGGATCGAGCCGTTGTAGCCCTTATCAGTGCCGTTTATCGCCTTGGCGCGATCGGTGATCGCTGTCAGGTCAGTATAGTGCTTGCGGATTATCAGGCTGCGCTGGTGATCCTCGATCGCCGTACCACAGATCAGATCGGTTTTGCCGCAGCCACCTGAGCCACCATAGAGCATGATGTCTGCCTGACAGTTGATCGCATCGAGCTGGGGCCCGACCGTGGGAAACCACAATCGGGCCGCCGATCGCTCAGACAGAAACTCGTCCATCTCAGCTTTTTTCTCATCGCTGAGCCCCATGTATTTCTGCATGAGCTCGTCGAGCAGTTGGGACTCCTGACTCACCGTTTTGTCAGGTTCTTTCGCGCCATGTTGGCGGCCATGTTGGCTCTCGGGTGTGGCTTAGTCTCGGCCACAGGCTCAGGATCGACTGGCTCCTCATCGGCCGTGGGCGAGAGCTCGAGCGGCTCGGGATCAACCGCCTCCTCGCCACCCATACCGATGGCGGTCATGGCCCGCTCGACAAATCCGGGCTCCTCAGTGGTTTCCTCATCAGCGGGTGCGCCGCCTACATCGTCACCATTTGTCTCAATCATCTCGGATCTCCTTGATGGCCTCAGCCACAGTTATGATTCCACCGTACATCGGCGCTGCCAGCCTGCGCGCCATTTGCTGCAAATACATCGACTGGCTGTTGCGGTCACGATTGACCTTGCAAAATTCAAAATACTCGACGCGGTGCGCCGGCAGCTCTTGGGCAAGCCCGAAGCCCATATTTATCCTGCTGCTCGAAATGAACTCGCTCATGGGCGATCAGCCACGCCGGCAAGCTCTTTGAGCCGGGTGAATAGATGCTGTGCCCGTAAGCGAAAATATTGCGCTCGGATACGGGCAAAACGGCGCGGATCGCGTCTATATTCGGCGGCCAGTCGTTGATAATCATCCATCGAGTACCGGGCCGAATCTGATCGTGACAGTGTTCTCGACCAGCCCAGGATCAGTGACAATGTGCCGAACATGCGGATATTCGGTCATTTTCTCGATGTATCGCTCGATTTTCTCAGGAATATCGTCAATCGCGCAGCCAATCACATTACCCAGCGCCACCGCATCAGCCATCAGCGCAATCCGGTCATCCTCATCCAAATCGGCAATGTCAGCAAAACCCTTCATCGCATCGCAAACATATCGGCCGTGCAAAAGTTAAACCACGCCTGATCCATCGCTACCTCAATGAGCGCCGGATAACACCGCCGATCGGCCTGAAATCCGGGCACCCTGACATGAACCTCACCAAATTGTGTGAGCACATCAGCCTCAGTCCATTCAGCAATCGCTCCGGGCCGGCGAATATCCTTCTCCTGCAAACTCGCCCTCATGCCGTGCTCGACGCGCAAGACCCGCGGAACATCAAAACTCATGCGTTTCTCCACCTGATTGGCCTTGCGTTACAGTCAAAGCGAGGCAGGTTGCAATCTGTCAGCGGGCCTCGATAAGCGATATACCACGCAGCCTCGATCTCATGCGCCAGCTCAGGATCCATATCGACGTATTCGACCGCCAAATTCTCCAGATCATCAGCAAACTCGTCGATGCGCAAATAAAGCTCCTTGAACCAGTCATTGCTGCCGATCGGATTCGATGTCGTCAAAATGGTCATAATTTTTTTCGATTTTTTCCCGGCGGGCCAAGATTACCATCAGACACCATCCGGGCACCAGATATCCGCGCAACAGCAGCCAGACGATCCGGCGGGCTCATTCGACGCAAGCGCGCATCACAATGCCGCGCTGATGCAGG